ATGAATAAGGAATTTTCTCTGTCCAGACCAACATTTAAACGCACACTTCGGCGGATTAGTATAATCAGCGTGCTGCTTACGATGACATTGATCTGGCTATTAATTTGCGTTGCGTCTGTCCTTACGCTCAAACAGTATGCGCAAAAGAATCTCGATTTGACCGCCGCCACAATGGCCCATAGCCTTGAAGCGGCACTGGTATTTTCCGATAACACGGCCGCAGCGGAAACGCTCGCCACACTGGGACGCCAGGGACAATTTTCAGCGGCGGAGGTCCGCGATAAAAATGGCCGTATTATCGCCTCATGGCGCTATGATGCGCGAGCCGCAGACGATAAGCTCATTGGCTTAATTAGCCACTGGCTTTTTCCATTGCCGGTATCGCAACCCGTCTGGCACAACGGCAGGGCCATCGGCGAAGTACGGCTTGTCGCCCGCGACAGCCTTATTGGTCATTTTATCTGGCTATCGCTGGCAGTGCTGACAGGATGTATTCTGCTGGCATCCGGCATTGCCCTGCTGCTCACGCGTTATTTACACAATGGCGTTGTGGATGCGCTGCAAAATATTACTGAAGTTGTACACGACGTTCGCACTAACCGAAATTTTTCACGCCGGGTACCTGATGAGCGTATTGCGGAATTTCACCTGTTTGCGCAGGATTTCAATAGCCTTCTGGATGAGATGGAAGAATGGCAGCTACGGCTTCAGGCTAAAAATGCCCAGTTACTACGTACCGCGCTGCACGATCCGCTGACGGGGCTTGCCAATCGCGCAGCATTTCGCAGCTGTATTAACGCGCTGATGAAGGACAATTCCGCTCGTAGCAGTTCGGCATTGTTATTTCTGGATGGCGATAACTTTAAATATATTAATGATACCTGGGGACATGCGGCAGGCGACCGCGTACTTATAGAGGTTGCCAAAAGATTAGCGGAATTCGGTGGTAGCCGTTATCAGACTTACCGACTCGGCGGCGATGAATTTGCGATGGTGCTTTACGATGTACATTCGGAATATGAAGTACAACGTATTTGCGCAGCGCTATCCCAGGCGTTTAATCGACCTTTTGAACTGCATAACGGCCAGCGGATAACGATGACCATGAGTATTGGCTTTGCGCTGACATGGGAACATGCCACTGCCGAAAAACTACAAGAACTGGCCGATCGAAATATGTATCAGGCTAAACACCGGCGTGCGGAACGCTCTCTAAACTAAGGAACGGGCCTGGCCGTTTCTGACTCAGCGTTGAGACCACAGACCCAGCCTAATCATGCAACCGTCTATGGCGTGGAGCAAACCCATAAAAAAGGGGCCAGCGTAATGCCAGCCCCTTCTTTTCTACAAGCTTTCGGATGTTGCGAAAGCGCGTTCTTAGTTAAGACGCTCCTACTGCAACCACATAATAAACAATCACTTACCATATAAAACAACCAGTTAAGGTAATTTTAAATGCAGTGAATTGCAGTGTCATGCAACCTCTGCCGCCACTTTGTCGCCAATGGCTAAGGACAAAGGATTCAATGTAACAGCCTGCTCAAGATGATCTGGTGCAAAGTGCGAATACTTCATTGTTTCACGAATATTAGCGTGACCAAGTATCTTCTGAAGAACAAGGATGTTACCGCCGTTCATCATAAAATGCGCACCAAAGGTGTGACGTAAAACATGGGTTTTCTGGCCTTCCGTCAGTTCGATATCAGTAAGCAAAAGCATTTTTTTGAACTCCTGATAGCAAGGCTTAAACATTCGCCCCTGTCGTGTGGATAATTTTTCGTAAAGCCATTTTGTGATAGGGACTGTACGATTTTTTTTACCTTTCGTTTTTGTGAAAGTCAGTTTGTAGGGTGAAAGCTGTGGACGAGTTAATCGTTCTGCCTCACTCCATCTGGCGCCGGTAGCTAAACAGATCTCAACAATCTGCGTAAGGTCTTCGTGTCCATACTGATGACATGCCAATAAAAGTTGCGGTATTTGTTCAAGGGTCAGCCAAGACATTTCCTTTTCAGCTTCTTTAAAGACACGAATGCCATCGAGCGGGTTTGGTAGCGACCATTCCCCTAACCGCTTTAGCTCATTGAAAACGGCCTCTAAATACTGCTGTTCACGGTTGACCGTAATCGGTTTAGCTATCCATTTCTCAGGGTTTTTGTGATACCCATTATCAATTTCACCACGAAGCCGTTTATCACGATAGTGAGCCCAATCTTTAGCTGTAAGACGTGATGCGATAGGGTCGCCAAGGCCGTTACATACAATCTGCAATTTAGCCAATCGTGATTTGCTCGCAACTAGAGCCTGTCCGTGTAAATTATGCCAAAGCTGAATAATTTCACTTAAACGTCGCCGGTCTTCTTTCTTACCAAGCCACGGCTTGTCTCCACTTTCATTTTTTGTGTAAAGCTCGAAAGCCTCGGCCTCACCTTTGGTGTTGAAGTGTCGACGTATACGCCGCCCTTCCCGACCGTTTGGATAAAGCTCACATAGCCATTTACCGTTTTTTTGCTTACTTACAGTCATAATGTCACCGAGGCAACTCTAACTATTCGCAAAGTGCTGTTGCGGCATCCATTACAGGATCCAAAGGAATTTTTACACCTACATACTCTGGACTGTCTTTCCAAACAGCATCAATATTGCTCCCCTCAAGCTTTCCAGACTTTACTCCATCAATAGCAAAACCATTTAATGGGTATCGGTCATCAGTTGCTTTGTCGTACACAAAGGCATACTTACCGTTGACGCAAGACACCGTAGCTTTTTCAAAAGTTAACGGCCAATCATCACCAAACTTAGCGCCGTCTAAATCCTGTGTTTTTTCAGCGGCTAAGGAGCCAAAAGAAAAGGTAAGAAGCATAGCTAAAAAGAGTTTATGTTTCATAATTTCCCTTATACGTGTTTTTCCAATGTGAAAACTACAACCCCGGCAGGAGTAATGTCGGTAATGTTACATTCAAACTCAGCAGACTTATTTGACAACCTGACTTTTCCACCAGGTAAACGAATTACATCAAAAACATCAAGAGCGCCGTCGATATCAATTAACCAGCGGCCATTACTTATATTCGAAGCAGAACTGTCGACAAGCCAAGAGGCAGCTACACCGTCAACAAAAATCAATTCCCCTGAGTTAGAAGGAATCATTGAGGGGTCAGGATGCCACGTTCCTGCGTCCTTAAGCTCACCAGATTCAAGGCGAGATTTTTTAATAGAAAAACCAGATGTGACACCTTCCCTGTTAGCTCGCATTTGCCCCTTGCCTGTTGCTAACCATTCCAGTGACGTATCGGTATCAAGAGCGCATGTAACAACAACATCACCGGGGAAAAAATCTCGCCTTACCCATGTGCTAATTGTGCCAGAGGAAATGCCGAGCAAATCACCAAGCTCCTTTTGCATGGTAAAGCCGTACGCATCAAGAATCCTACGCAAAACGGTTTTACCACCATTCGTCATAATCTCGTCATAAAGCTCTTTGCCTTTTAACTTGCAACCGGCACGCTCGTAATTTGCATTTGCAAGCTCTCCATTTACAAGCCAATTGATATCAGCTCCCGTGTCAAGACAACACCTAACTATGACATTGCCAGGTATTGCATCACGCTGAACCCAGCCGCTAACGCTATGTTTAGCGATACCTAGCAGGTCAGCCAAATCCTTTTGCATCTTGACGCCATAGGCTGACATTAAGCGTTCCAATACGCCGTTCGTTGCACTAATACGCCACTGAACATCAAGCTCAGAACTCATAAAAACCCCTACAGATAATTTTATGGGTGTTTACAGAAAACTTTTTACGATCTATAGTGACATTCATCGACCAAGATGCACGCCACTGCACTACATTTCAAATAACAGGAGATAATGCGATATGTCAGATGCAAAATCAATCTCGACGCATGATTCGCAAAACTCACAAAATCAAACTGTGCTGTTAGATCCAACACAATTTGATGCCATCGTTACCGCCATGCTGCCAGCTCTGCAGACAATGATTCGCTCCGCTATGTCAGACACAATGACAGTGAAAGACTTTGCTGCCACTCGCGGTGTAAGCGAGCGTCTGGTCTGGCAATGGCTCGATGAGGGCATCCTTTTAAAAGCTCCGACCAAAGACTTTTCCAACAAAGAGGAAGCCGCTAAACGAAGCCGCACCCTCGTAAACGTAAAAGCATGGCGTGACAAGCTGACTCAACAAGCGATTGATTGTCGCTACATCGACCAGCGCATCGCTCTTAACTGAACTTGATTATGCAAGTTGATGGAGATTTCAACATGTTTGATTTTCAGGTTTCCAAACATCCCCACTATGACGAAGCGTGCCGGGCTTTTGCGCAGCGTCACAACATGGCGAAGCTGGCCGAACGTGCAGGTATGAATGTTCAGACGTTACGTAACAAGCTCAACCCGGAACAGCCTCACCAGTTCACGCCGCCTGAATTGTGGTTACTGACTGACTTGACCGAAGACTCAACCCTCGTTGATGGTTTTCTGGCACAGATTCATTGCCTGCCATGCGTGCCGGTTAATGAGCTGGCTAAAGACAAATTGCAGTCTTATGTCATGCGTGCAATGAGTGAACTCGGCGAGCTGGCGAGCGGTGCAGCCTCTGACGAGCGCCTGACCTCTGCCCGTAAGCACAACATGATTGAAAGCGTTAATGCTGGCATTCGCATGTTGTCATTGTCGGCGTTGGCGCTGCATGCACGTCTGCAGACTAATCCCGCCATGTCGAGTGTGGTCGATACCATGAGTGGTATTGGCGCATCGTTTGGTCTGATTTGAGGTGCGTATGCTGAAAAGTGAACCGTCATTCGCGTCTCTGCTAGTAAAGCAAAGCCCCGGCATGCACTACGGCCACGGCTGGATCGCAGGTAAGGACGGCAAGCGCTGGCACCCGAGCCGCTCACAGGCTGATTTACTGGCTGGCCTCTCTACTCAAAAGCAGGGGGAATCATGGCTATCGAAGCTGTTTCCGCGACTGTTCCGCTAAAAGCGGGTGAACGTCTGGCCGGTCTCAATCATGTGGCTGAATTGCGCGCGAGATATTGGGGCGATAGCTGGAAAGAGGTTGAGCGTTTTGTCGATGATATGCGCGATAAACGTGACCCACAATTTGAAGAAAATAATCGGGCGCTGGCCGCTATTTTCTTTTTGGCAAAAATACCGGCGGCTCGTCATGAGCTCGAATTAAGTGAGCTGACTACTGACGAGAAAAAAGCGCTTATTACAGCGATGAATCATTTTCGTGCAGTAGTGAGCTTATTTCCAAAACGGCTAACCATGCCGAATTAACCAACGGCAGAAATTAATGGCGTAAACCCGCCGGGTATTCTTTTGCCTAAATTCAGGAGGATTTATGAGTCGAGTTGTTTATTTTTCAACACCGAGAAATGGAGGGAAAAACACTCTGGATGAATTGTTTAAAGAAGCCAAAAAAGAAGAGCGTAAAGACCGCGCGCTCGCTGTTTCAATCCGTCTTGAGGCGCTGGCTGTTCACATTACTAATGCGGATATGACCGGCAAAGAAGCGGCTGAACTTCTGCGCCGCGAAGCGACTCGCTACGAAAACGAATCACAGGAGCTGCACTGATGGCCGACGCAATGGATTTTGCACAACAGCGTGAGCAGGAAGACCGTGAGCGCCACATCAACAACGCGCGCAGCCGTATCGCTGCGCCTTCCCGTTTTCTCTGCGAAGAATGTGACGCACCAATCCCGGAAGCTCGCCGCATTGCGATACCGGGTGTGGCCTTTTGCGTGACCTGCCAGCAAATCATCGAACTGAAAAACAGACATTACAACGGAGGTACAGTGTGAAAACAAAAGAAATGACAATCAGCCAACGAGCAAGGTATTGGCTTGAGGAAGGTTTTTTATTCATTGATACAGAAACTACAGGTTTGGGCACGGATGCGGAAATAGTAGAAATATGCATTATTGATAGTCATGGTTCTATTATGCTCAATACGCTTATTAAGCCTACAAAGTCTATTCCTGATGAGGCAATAGCCATTCATGGCATTACCAATGAAATGGTTGCCTTTGCCCCTGCGTGGACAGATATATGCAGGACTCTGGAAGAGCTATTTATGCGATTTGGGTTTGTTATCTATAACGCTGATTATGACATACGGCTAATTAAACAGACTTACGCATTGCATGGACAGTCTTCTGTAGCTGCGCCATATATGCTCGCATATAACTCTGTTTGCGCAATGATGTTATATGCAGAATATCGCGACGAGCCGGGGAAATATAAAGGGTATAAATGGCATAAGTTGGTTGATGCCGCTGAACGTGAAGGAGTAAAGCTTGAGGGGCAAGCGCACCGAGCTTTAGCTGACTGCAAAATGACCTTAGGACTTGTTAGGGCTTTAGCTCGGGGTGGTGTTGCATGAGCCTCCGCATTGAAATAGGCGACAAATGGGTTATTACCAGCGACCAGTATCAATTCATCTTGAATGAAAAGAAAGTCGTTAAGTCTGGTAAAAAAGCTGGCGAGGAATGGCTCGACACCATCGGTTATTACCCGAAGATTAACCAGCTTATTTCCGGGTTGATTCATCATCATATTCAGCAGACATCAATTACCACTCTTGACGCAATGGCCACTGAAATCGAGCGTATCGGAGAAATGTGCGCCTCCTCAATCAAGGCGGCGGCATGAGAAAAACACATCAACTAAAAATTCGGCCTGAGTTTTTTCAGGCTGTCCTCAATGGAACGAAAAAAGCCGAGTTTCGTCTTGCTGACCGTGCTTTTGCTGTAGGGGATTTACTTTGCTTAAACGAGTATGGCCCCTGCGAATATGATCCGCAAAAGGTCGGTTTTACCGGCGCTTTTGTCTACGTGCTGGTGACTCATGTAACTGACCTTAACGAGTGGGCTCCCGGATATGTGATGTTAAGCATACAGCGCAGGCAAATGGGGGAACTATGCGGGTAAGCGTTAACTATGCTTACCCGTGGAACGCTCCACGGTCGGCAATAGCCAGCCCATATCTTACCTATGACCAACAGTATCGCCGCGACCGTATGTTCGCGGCTTTGCTGCATGCGAGAAAGGTGCTTTCTCTCCAGCCTGAGTGCGTGCGTTTTGATGTTTATCGCACCGCTGCAGTGCTGGAACAAAATCAGGGCAGTCAACGAGCCAATGCTTTTTTAATCAGCTTCTGCAAAAAGGCATTGCCGCGTCTTGAACTGGTCGCAAAAAAATACGAGTGCGCGGGTATTAACAGCAATGTATCAGCCGCTGTTTTCGATGGTCATTTTGATACCCAGCTTATGCAATATCTGGCGTCACGCATGGTCAATATGGTCGCCAGATTTAACCGCCTCCCGGACATGTCACGCGCCGATATCGACCTTTTGGCCGCTGATATCGCTAATTTCATTCGCGCTGAACTGGCTGACATTGATGACACCGGATTTAGCGAGCTTAAAACGCTGTACACCTGGTACATGCGCGCCGGTTTTATTTCTCTGCAATTCAATGTTACCCCTCCGCATTGGGAGCGAGTGACAAAGAAATATGTCGGAGAAGATGAAATCGCCCCGGCCATCGCTCGCATGTTTAACGATGTGTGGTGGCGTGGTCGTCTGCGTCGCATTGCGGCTGCATGGCGTGAACATCTGCAAATTACTGTCGGCAACGTCAGTAAGAAAAAGCATGCCTATGCGAGTAAAAACTGCGTGACTGACTGGCGTGAACAAAAGCGCCGCACTCGTGAATTTCTCAAAGGTCTGGATCTCGAAGACGAAGACGGCAACCGTATCAGCCTGATTGAAAAATTTGACGGCTCGGTCGCTAACCCTGCGATACGCCGCTGCGAGCTGATGACCCGCATCCGTGGGTTTGAAAATATCTGCAATGAACTCGGATACGTCGGGGAGTTCTACACCCTGACCGCACCGTCTAAATATCATGCCACGACTAAAGCGGGATACCGTAACAGCAAATGGAACGGGGCCAGCCCGTCGGACACGCAGAGCTACCTAACCGGCCTTTGGGCGCGCATTCGTGCCAAGCTACATCGGGAAGAAATTCGCATTTTCGGCATACGTGTTGCCGAGCCTCATCACGACGGAACGCCGCATTGGCACATGCTTATATTCATGTTGCCAGAAGACGTCGAGCGCGTGCGCCTCATCATCCGCGATTATGCATGGGAGGAAGACCACCACGAACTTAAAAGTGATAAGGCTAAAAAAGCCCGCTTTCATGCTGAGGCTATCGACCCGGAGAAAGGCAGTGCTACCGGCTATGTCGCGAAATACATCTCTAAAAACATCGACGGTTATGCTCTCGATGACGAAACCGATGACGAAAGCGGTGAGCTGCTAAAAGAGACGGCACCCGCCGTTTCAGCATGGGCGGCTCGCTGGCATATCCGTCAGTTTCAGTTTATCGGCGGTGCTCCTGTGACGGTATATAGGGAGCTTAGAAAAATGGCTGACCCAGAAACGGCAAGGGCGCTTAGTGTTGAATTCGCCGAAGTACATGACGCCGCTCATTATGGCCGCTGGGCTGACTATGTTAACGCTCAGGGTGGGCCTTTCGTCCGTCGGGACGAATTACAGGTGCGCACTCTTTACGAGCCGCGAACAGAGCTTAATCAGTATGGTGAGGAAATAGTCTGTATCAAAGGTGTGTACGATTCCACCATTGGTGCAGGCACTCCGATTTTAACCCGGCTTACGCAGTGGAAAATTGTGCCGAAGCGTGCCGTTGATTTGGCCGTTGACGTTAAGGGCGCTCCTGCGCCCTCTCGGAGTTCTGTCAATAACTGTACGGGAAGCGAAAGCGATCCACCGGAACTCGATTTATCTAAGCCCCTAAGTCGACGTGAAAAACGAGAGCTGACAAACCGACTCAGGAAGCAAAAGCCAGCAATACGGCGAAAATTCATCCACGGAACGGATGAGCAAAACGCAGCTATAGCGAAAACTATCGACGAGATACATCTGACTACCGGCATCACAATCAGCCGGGGCGAAGCCCTGCACCTGATGGCCGGTGGTAAAAGTTGTTTTGATGGCAAATGGCTACGCGGAACGTCCAAAGGTGAAATATTTTCCGCAGCGCCATCGCATCAGGCTAAAGCCAGGAAAATCCTTAATCGTGTTGCTGCGATGGCTGAAGCAGCAAAAACCAATATCTGAGTAATTCACATCCATATCATGAACATACAGCAATCATCCTGTTCATTTTTTTCTTCCCATCTTTTATCAATACGTGCTACTGTATAAATATACAGTACACCCTATGGGAGGGATTTCATGGTTGGCGAACATTTCAGCCGAACGCAGCAAAAGTGGGCTTGTGTGCAATTTATTGCCGAGGTATCTCTGATTGCAAACTGCAAGCCATCAGACTTAAAGCTCGCGCTCACTCTCATTGCAGACCTAGCAAACAGCGAAAATAACGAAACCGAAGATGATATTTTTTATAAGGCTGATTAGATTATGAGAATCAATATCACGTTGGATAAAGAACAAAAAATTAGTCAGGCAACATTGGATGCACTTGAGGCTGAGCTGTACCGAAACCTTCAACCTATTTACCCAAAGACTGCTATCCGCATTCGCAAAGGTTCCGCAAATGGCGTTGAGCTAAACGGTTTGAAACTGGACGAAGATAAAAAACGAGTAATGGAAATCATGCAGCAGGTATGGGAGGACGATAGCTGGCTGCATTGACAAACACCGCCGGTGCCGAAACTTGCTTCCAGTACTGGCGGGGTTGAACAACTCGCACCGCGAGGCGTTAGTTCTACCTTTCAAAGTTTCTCGATGTGTTATTGGTTACACACCCGTGATGAATGGGACGTTACCTTAGCGGATTTTATAGTGGCGTCTTGAGGACACTAAATAAAATTCATTGAGGGCGATAATATGCATCGACTACCGGGCGAAATTCCGCAGCACAAAACTAAAAGCATAAAACTTATGGCTATCGTTCATCGTCTGCAGACGATAATGGTCAATGAGAACCTGACTCCAGCAGAGTTGGTCGGGTGTGCAGAAATAGTCAGGGATAACTATGGCAAACTGGATAATATCAGCAGACCGGCACATTACGCACCGCCACCACGTCGACCATAGCAAACGCCGTCGGCGCTGAAACTCGCTTTCAGTGCTGACGGGGTTGAACAACGAGCTACGCGAGGCGTTAGCCAGTCATAGCGTCGCAAATACTTCCGCCGTCTGCTGGTTAAATAATTCGAGGTTTTTGGACATGCATAATTCCCTTTCATCGATAGACCCGTTTGCCGATTGGGCAAAAAAGCTGACTGTAATGGCATCGAATAACGACCTGAGTTCTCGCGAGGTGGAAAGTTACACCGCAAAAATGGTCGACAAAGCCAGTAAAGATGAGCTTACGGTCGTTATAAAACACCTGTTAAACCACATCAGAATGCACAAATAAAAGGATCTATATCAATATGTTATCTCTCGTTTATGAAAATCCGTGGACGACGATTTTTCTGCTGATTGTTGCCAGCATGTGCCTCAATAGTGTTATTGGCGCATTGCGAGGCCAGTAATCGCGACAAAACCAGACCCAAACCGGTACCGTGAATGCCGGTTTTTTTATGCCATTTTTCCGCGATTTCCCTGTTTTTTAGCCGTGCATGCAACGGGTGCATTGTTTTGCATGCGCTGGGGTTGCCCGTTCTGGCCGTGCGCCGCCAGTGCTGGCGCGGATCCAGAGTGGTCATGCAACTGCATTAAAACCGCCCCATAAAGCGGGCAGGCGTGGCGGGGAAAGCATTGCGCGCCAGCGGTGGTGCGCAATATTAAAAATTATCGTCTGAGCGCGTCGTGACGGCGCGTTCATGGTCGCTGTAGGTTCGTTGGTGGTCGGGAGTGTTCGTGCGCGTGTGACGCATCTGAGGAGTGACGGTGGTGTGCATGGAAAAGCCGCCTAGATACAGCGGCTTAACAGGAATGGCGAGATTCAAACTGCTAATGTTTTTACAATGATTAAACTAATTTACATGTATGTAGAGTTCACAGTCACTAGACCAATCGGGACACTCTAAAACAAGCCCAAACTGCTTGAATATTTCGCTAATGACTATTGTTATTTCCCGATAATCATCAAAATCTGTAATGTGCTGGTCATTAAACTTGCCATAAAGATTCTGAAAAGCAATGCCTAATTCTGATAATTGATATCTTATCTTTGAGTTGGATAGTGTAAGGGATAGCTTTGGATCGTATTCTTTAATGTTGATATTTAGAGAGTGGACATAACCCATCGCATAAGCATAAGAGTTGATGATAAGCCTGATGCGTTTTTTTACTTCGAGATACATTTCACTCAGAGGAATATTATAGCGTTTATAGTCCCAGATGAGTTTTCCAATCTCGTCAGACACTTCATTTACAACAGTATCAAGATTCTCTAGAAATAAATCGATAGTCTCTTGAGGGGCTGACCCTGAAGACATGTAATTAGCGAGATATTCAGACCATGCACGCGTGGCTGAGATAAGAAGCGCGCTGCCATACTCGTTGACCGTAAAGTTTTGGGCTAAACATGTTAGTAAGTTTTTTTCATGTACGTGCACTAATTCATGGTGAATACGATGGATGACTGCGCGGTATCCTTCTTCGTTCAATTTTAAGAAGCTTCCATCATTGAAAAGCTCAGCAAAAAATTCAATAGATAGTACAAGGGTATATTCTTCACATAGCCCATCATTGCCAATTTTTGATACTAATTGTCCGACGGCTGCACCCTGTTTGCTATTGGTGTATGAACTAGGAGATTTGTGTTGGTAAGTGGATGTTACCTTTTGAAGGGCTTCGCTAAAGTTATAGGAAATAACAATGCATTTTAATTTTGAGATTTCAAGGTTGAGATTGTTATTTAAAGCTCGGATGGCTTCTAGCGTGAACCTACCGATATTATTTGCTTCTTCTTCAGTAGCGAAACCTTCCAAGGTTATTTCAAAATTAGTTTCCAAAATATTAATCTCCGCATCCATTATTTTGATATCTGATGCACTATAGCTTTCGCAGATTGTATCTTCAATGATGAGCGCAGAGATTAAGCTGACCTAAGTTATTCCGGGTTGTCGAGGGTGTACTCTTTGAACCTGATGACCTCCATGCCGAGCCAGTCGTTTACCTCCCTGAATCTGTCCTGTAAGGGCGATAACTCGTTACGCACAAAGACCTTTGCCACCTTCTCAACATCACCCATTGAGCCGATATTCTCAGGCTTGCCGCCCATGAGCTGGAAAGGTACGCGGTGCGCATCCATCAGGTCAGCGGCGCTGGCTTTCTTGATGTTGAAAAAGTCATCCTTTGTGGCGACCTCGCTCAATGGCACGATTTTTATGCCGTCCGGTTTCCCGTTCGGTGAGTAGAAAAACAGGTTTTTAAAGTTGCCGAGCCCTTTAGAGTTACGCATTGCATCGCGCAGCGATTCGACGTCAGTCGCGCTTTGCGCCGGGTCAGTCACATACATGATGTAACCTGCGTGCGCGCCGTTCTGGTAATACTTGCGGCGGAACAGCGTCGCGGATTCATTCAGCCAGGCGGAATTAAGCGCGCTGAGATATTCAGGCAGGCCGTAAATCTCCTGATTAATATCAGGCTCCAGCAGGTGGAACACGGTATTGGGTGCGAACTCATGCGGCTGAGTGAAGTTTTCCACAAACCAGAAAACCGAGTCATCGACCCCACGCCGGGTGTATTTTGCCGGTGAAGTCAGCAGTTTGATTAACTGGCCGGTGACGCTGTGGCGCTGCTCAAGAAAGGCGTTACCGAATACCAGATAGTCGAGCGCAAAGCGGCTGAAATCCTGACGGGACAGCAGCGGGTGCGGAATGTAGGTGCTCGCGAGCACGTTGCGTTTAACGTAAATCGGTGAGCTGTGATGCACTGCAGAGCGCAGGCTTTTTGCCAGCCCGGAGAAGCTGACCGGCGGCTCGTACCATTTGCCGTTACTGATGCACTCGACGTAATCCAGAATGTCGCGCTTATCGAGTACCGGCACCGGCTCACCGAAGGTGAACGCCTCCATTTTTTGCGGTGCACTGGCGGTCATGGCGACTGCTTTGCGTGGCTTGCGCTTGCTCATGCTGCCACCTCACCCGCTGCAACAGCGAAAGACCAGTCGCAACCAAATAACATGCGATAATCATCGTCGCTGTATTCGTGTTTAATTTTCTCAGGCGCAAAGAGATTGCACCCGCGCTGGCATGCTGCATCCAGTGTGACCGACTGGCGCCAGACGCCATCTGTACAGAATACGCTGTCGCCGGTATTGATTAGCGGTGTCGGTCGATGCCTGCGGAACGTGCCGTTCCACACCCGGAAAGCGTCATAATTATCAGAGGGAGAAGTGAACATCGTCAGGCTGTGGCGTTTATGGCAGGCTATAGCCGCTGCGACTTTTGCCGCTCTTAGCGGGTTATTGAACCATCCGAAATCATCAAGGTAGACATTACCCGCCAGCGCGGCGCAATGGGATTCCTCGCCGACAAGGCTGATAGTCGCACCGCTGTCAAGCTGTACGCTGTAACCGTTGCTCGCCAGACGGACACCGACGCGTGCTGAAAGATTGTTCATGTACATCAGCGCCACGCGCGCATGCTCAACTGTATGAGCAAACCAGATTTGATTATCGCCCGTTGTCAGCGCATCGAGCAGTGCCTCACCACTAAATAGCAGCGTTGCGCCAATCTGGCGCGATTTAGTAATACTGCGGTCGATATTGAGTTTTCCGACCCGCAACCATGTTGCCTGATAGTCAAAACTGTCATTGTGCAGAATATCGGCCATTGCCTGAATCTGGCTTTGTGAGAAAACATTATTTTTCATTGGTTAATCTCCAGAATGGATTTAGGCTGCATGCCGCTACCGGCAGAAAGCGGTTCGTTTAACAGGGCGTGCATGGTGGCCCATGCGATATCAGCGTGACTGGCTTCCTCGGTGCGACTGGCCTCATAGGTGGCGCTGCGCCCGCTGCTGGTCATGGTTTTGCGGATGGACATAAACGACTGTGTGACGTCGGTTGCTCCGGCGTCGTACTCCAGACAGCCCCGGCGAATCGTGTCTTTCGCCTTAAGCACCATTGCGGTTTTCATTTCTGGCGTGTAACGGATACCGCGAGCCGCCGGGTAGAATGAGCGCACCAACTGGAATACGCCGAGACCGAGGCCGGTCGCGTCAATGCCGATGTATTCGACGTTGTATTTCTCAGTGAGCCTGCGGATGCCTTCTGCCTGTGCGGCAAAGTCCATGCCTTTCCACTGGTGACGCTCCAGCATGCGAAACTTGCCACCCGAAACCACCGGCGGCGCGAGTACGACACATCCGGCACTGTCGCCGGTGTGGGACGGGTCGTAGCCAATCCAGACCGGGCGCGAGCCGAATGGATGGTCGGCGAACGGGGCGAAGTCCTCCCATGTTTCCATCACGTCGACCATGCAGCGCTGCAGCTCCTCGAACGGGAATACCGATGCCTTATCGTCGACAAACTCGCACATAAACAGGTTCTTAAAGTCCTCATCACTGTTTTCGCGTCTGAGCTGGTCGAGGTCGAACAGGGTGCAGCCACCGGCAAGGGCGTCCTCAATAGTGACAATCTGCCGCCACTGTCCGTCTGCGCAAAGAAGTCCACCGGCGAGCGCGCTGTGACTGATGTCGATTTCGATGCGGTCAGCGGCACTGGCGCGCCCCTTGTTGAACAGCTCGCCAGACCAGAAGGGGTAAGCGCCGTGAGCCAGCGTGGAAGGTGTCGAAAAGTAAGTTGATCGCAGGTGCTTTTGCGAGGCCATGCCCGATGCGACTTTGCGCAGCTTCTGAAAATTCGGGATCCAGAATATTTCATCGACATACAGGTCGCCGTTATGGCTCTGTGCGGTGTTGGAATTGGTGCCGAGAAAAATCAGCTTTGCGCCGTTGTTGCCGATGACAATCGGGTCGCCGGTCAGGTCGACGTCAACCAGTCGCGCAAACTGGATGATGTATTCCCGGAACACGTAAGCCTGCGTTTTACTGGCCGACAGAAAAATCTGGTTATGGCCGGTCTTGAGCGCGCGCAGCAGTGCCTCGCGGGAAAAGTAGAACGTCGCGCCAATCTGGCGGGATTTGAGAATATCGCGAATACGGTGCGCCAGTCCTGCCCGGTACCACTGCAACTGGTATTCGAAAGACTGGTCGAAGAAAATTTCTTCCAGCTTTGCGACAGCCTCATCGCTGAAAAAGTTCTTTTTCGGCCTCTTACGCTCCCCCTTGTTACGGTTGGCAACGTTGGGGTTAAGGTCGGCCTCGTTGCCGGTCTGGCTGTAGCGGTTGACGCGCGCCAGTCGCTCAATCTGCCGCCCGAGCAGGTCAATCTCTTTGAAGTCGCCGCCTGACTTTTGCGGCTTGGCGATGAGCTGAATCAGGCGCGCCTCAAGGCTGCTTTCGACACGGGAAATCGGTGCGATGCCGTCCCAGCCGTCGCGCTGTTTCCAGCTCTGCACGGTCGGGCGCTTGACCTGCAGCATTTCGGCAATCTGTGGCACGGAAAAGCCCTGCCAGTAAAGCAGCGATGCCTGTCGTCGCGGGTCATGCAATAAGGTTGTATCGGTGGAAATGGTCATTGATGCCTCGCCGTAGTGGATTCATGGCAAGGCTACTTAATGGCCGTCAGTGATTCGCTAAGGTGCTGTTGTGTGGGAGGTTATCCAGTCGTCATTGGTGGTCTGGCGCGTCCTGAGACTGGAAACTGGCGTTGACCCGTAACCCCAACCTCAGGACTCCTGACAATGGCAAAAAAAGTATCAAAATTCTTTCGCATCGGCGTCGAGGGTGATACCTGCGACGGGCGCATTATCAGCGCCAGCGATATTCAGGAAATGGCCGAAACCTATGACCCGCGCGTCTACGGTTGCCGTATCAACCTTGAACACATTCGCGGCCTTTTGCCCGACGGCATGTTTAAACGTTATGGCGATGTGGTTGAGCTGAAAGCCGAAAAGATTGACGACGATTCTGCGCTGAATGGCAAATGGGCGTTGTTCGCCAGAATCACCCCGACCGATGACCTTATCGCGATGAATAAAGCCGCGCAGAAGGTCTATACCTCTATGGAAATTCAGCCGAATTTTGGTAACAGCGGCAAATGCTATCTTGTCGGCCTTGCGGTCACTGATGATCCTGCGAGCCTCGGTACTGAATACCTCGAATTCTGCCGCAAGGCGAAGCACAACCCGCTGCAGCGCTTTAAGGCCAGTCCTGAAAATGTCTTTTCAGTCGCCACGCTGGCCGAACTGGAATTTGAAGACGTTCCCGACACGGTGCTCAACAGCCTGGCCGACAAGGTGAAAGCCATTTTCAGCCGTAAACAGGTCAGCGACGATGCGCGCCTGAATGATGTGCATGAGGCGGTGACCACCGTCAGCGAACATGTGCAGACCAGCCTCACTGCGCAGGATAAGCGTCTTTCCGATATGGAAACCGCGCTAGCCACCTTTAAACAGGAGCTGACCGGCAAGGTTGAAGAAACCAGCCAGGCATTTTCCGCCCTGAAAACCACCCTCGACAAAACCGAAAGTTTCAGCCAGCCGCGACGCACGAAAGCCAGCGGCGGCGGTGGCGATGAGCTGCTGACCGACTGCTGATAAACCGCAGAACAGAAACCGGGCGGAACCCCCGCCCGATGCAGTGACTAACCGATAAATTCAAACAGGAAAGACTATGCGCCCGGAAACCCGTTTTAAGTTCAATGCCTATCTGACCCGCGTCGCTGAGCTGAACGGCATCAGCACTGATGACGTCAGTAAAAAATTCACCGTCGAGCCGTCCGTCACGCAAACGCTGATGAACAAAGTGCAGGAGTCATCCGCGTTTCTGCAGACGATTAATATTCTGCCGGTCGCAGAAATGAAGGGTGAGAAAATCGGCGTCGGTGTGACCGGTACTATCGCCAGCACGACTGATACCTCGGGCGATGATGAGCGTAAGACCGCAGACTTCACCGCGCTTGAATCCAACAAGTACGAGTGCGACCAGATTAACTTTGACTTCCACCTGAAATATAAAACCCTCGACCTGTGGGCGCGTTTTCAGGACTTCCAGCGCCGCATCCGCGACGCCATTGTCAAGCGTCAGGCGCTCGATTTCATCATGGCTGGTTTTAACGGTACCACCCGCGCCGCCACCTCTGACCGTACCAAAAATCCGATGCTGCAGGATGTGGCCGTCGGCTGGCTGCAGAAATACCGCAATGAAGCCCCGACGCGAGTGATGAGCAATATCACCGATGCTGACGGTAAGGTCGTTTCGGCAGTGATTCGCGTCGGTCGAAACGGCGACTATGAGAACCTCGACGCGCTGGTGATGGATGCGACCAATAACCTGATTGACGAGGTTTATCAGGATGACCCGAAACTCGTTGCTATCGTTGGCCGTAAGCTGCTGGCCGACAAATATTTCCCGCTGGTGAACAAGCCGCAGGAAAACAGCGAGGCACTCGCGGCAGATATCATCATCAGCCAGAAGCGAATCGGCAACCTGCCTGCTGTGCGTGTGCCGTACTTCCCGGCGAATGCCGTGTTAGTGACCACGCTGGAAAACCTCTCTATCTATTTCATGGATGAGAGCCACCGCCGCAGCATTGATGAAAACCCGAAAAAAGACCGCGTTGAAAACTACGAGTCGATGAATATCGACTATGTGGTCGAGGCGTATGCCGCCGGGTGCCTGCTGGAAAACATCACCCTGGGCGATTTCACCGCACCTGCAGTACCGGAAAGCGGAGCCTAAACCATGACGAGCCCCGCACAGCGTCACATGATGCGGGTCTCGGCCTCTCAAGCCGCGCAGCGGGAGCAAGCCCCGCTGCGCCATGCAACCGCCTATGAGCAGATGCTGGTTAAGCTGGCCGATGACCGCCGCACGTTAAAAAACATCCGTTCAAACGAACGTAAAGCCGAGAAAAAGCGCGAGCTGCTGCCGTTCTATGCGCCGTGGGTCGCCGGTGTGCTGGCTGATGGTCGTGGTGCGCAGGATGACATTGTTATGACCGTCATGCTGTGGCGTCTCGATGCCGGTGATATCGCTGGCGCTCTGGAAATTGCCCCCTACGCACTGAAATACGGCCTCACCTCTGACCATCGCCGCACAACACCTTACATGCTGGTTGAAGAAGTGGCGCTTGCCGCGCAGCGTCTGCGCGATGCCGGTGAGTCTGTCGACCTTTCCTGGCTGCAGACCACTATCGACCTGACCGACGGTGCTGACGTTCCCGATATGGTGCGCGCCCGTCTGCATAAGGTGACAGGCCTGACCCTGCGTGATGCCGGTATGAATGCAGAGGCGCTGGCGCAGTTTCAGCGCGCGATGCAGCTCGACCGCAATGCCGGTGTGCGCAAGGAGATTGAGCGGCTGGAACGCGCACTGAAGCCAAAAGCGGAGGCACCACCTCGTAAAACGACTAAACCGCGCACGCGCAAACCTGTCGCCAGACCGGCAGCAAAGCGCGGGCGTCCATCAAAGGCGGTAAAAACCGCCGGTTAACTGAACGCTCCCCGAGCCGGGCGGCACGCCGGTCAAAGCGGGTTTTGACCCTGACAGCGACCGGCGTCCACCGCCCAACCTGATGAGGTTGTCATGACGACAGTGATTCTGAACCAGCCCGACGAACCGCAGGACGTACCGGGCGTGGTGATTCCCGTACCGGAGACGGGCGATGCAGTAATTAAAAACACGTTCTTTTTCCCTGATGTGGATCCGAAGCGCGTGCGCGAGCTGATGCGGCTTGAGCAGACGGTTTCCGATGCGCGCCTGCGCCATGCCATCAGAACCGGCATGGCGGAAACCAATGCGGAGCTTTACGACTACCGGCTGCGCCAGACTGCCGCCGGGTTTAAGCATCTGGCCGACGTGCCTGCTGAGGAAATCGACGGCGAGAATGTGCGTATTTTCCACTATCTGAGCGCCGTAACGGCGATGGCAACCGCCACCCTGTATGAGCGCTATCGCGGTGTTGAAGCCACCGGCAAGGGTGACAAAAAAGCCGACAGCGTCGAAACCACCATTGATGACCTGTGGCGGGATATGCGCTGGTCGGTCGCGCGTCTGCAGGACAAACCGCGCTGCATCGTGGGCCAGCTCTGATGAAGGTCAGGTCGATGCAGGGTGACACCCTCGACGTGATTTGCGCCCGGTATTACGGGCGCACTGAGGGCGTTGTTGAAACGGTGCTGCAGGCTAATCCCGGCCTGTCTGAGCTGGGCGTCATTCTGCCGCATGGCACGGCAATTGAGCTGCCCGATGTGCCGTCTTCACCCGTAACTGAAACTATCAATCTTTGGGAGTAAACCATGACAGAAGGGGAAAAAGGCGTCCTGTCACTGTTTGTGATTGGGGCACTGATTGTGGTCGGAAAAGTGCTGGCAGGTGGTGAGCCCATCACCCCGCGCCTGTTTGTCGGACGCATGTTGCTCGGCGGTTTTGTCTCAATGGTCGCCGGTGTTGTTCTGGTGCAGTTTCCTGATATGTCACTGCCCGCCGTGTGCGGTATTGGATCCATGCTCGGTATTGCCGGTTATCAGGTGGTGGAAATCGCCATTCAGCGCCGCTTTAAGTCACAGAAGGGGGAAGGCGATGCCGGTCATTAATACTCACCAGAATATCGCCGCCTTTCTGGATATGCTGGCGTATTCCGAAGGAACGGCGAACCATCCGCTGACGAAAAACCGTGGCTACGACGTCATTGTTACCGGCCTTGATGGCAGGCCAGAGATTTTCACCGATTACAGCGACCACCCTTTCGCACATGGCCGACCCGCGAAAGTGTTTAATCGCCGTGGCGAGAAATCCACGGCATCGGGGCGTTACCAGCAGCTTTATATGTTCTGGCCGCACTATAAAAAACAGCTCGCATTGCCTGATTTCAGCCCACTGTCGCAGGACAAGCTCGCGATCCAGTTAATCCGGGAGCGCGGTGCTATTGACGATATCCGGGCGGGGCGTATTGAGCGTGCTGTTTCCCGTTGCCGGAATATCTGGGCGTCATTGCCGGGTGCCGGTTACGGCCAGCGCGAGCACAGTCTCGAAAAGCTGGTTACCGTCTGGCGCACGGCTGGCGGGGTGGTGGCATGAAAGTCCTGATAACGCTGTTTGTGCTGGCCGTGCTCGGTCTGATGTGGTTGCGCCATGAGAATGGCAATTTATCCCGCTCCTTTGAGACGGCAAACCGCGTTGCGAGCGAGCAAAAGGCGACGATTGGCATGCTGAAAAATCAGCTCAGTGTCGCCGGCCAGCTCGCCCGACGTAATGAATCCGCGCAGGTGGCACTGCGCGAACAGCTCGCAAAGGCAGGCGCAGAAGCAAACCGCCGCGAGCAGACGATAACGAGGTTACTTGATGAAAATGAAGCCTTTCGCCGCTGGTATAACGCTCCTCTGCCTGATGCTGTGCGCAGGCTGCACACCCGCGCCGCCTGCGCCAGCGCCGGTGATTGTGGTCAGCGGATGCCCGAGGGTGAGCCTTTGCCCGATGCCGGGAAGTGATCCGAAAACTAATGGTGACCTGAGCGCTGATATCCGCCGCCTTGAGGGCGCGCTGACCGCCTGCGCGCTGCAGGTCAAAACCGTCAAACACTGTCAGGATGAACTCGATGCAGAAGCACAAAAGCCTGCGCAAGGCGCTGATTAACGCCGTGCCGCAGCTCCGAAACAACCCCGATATGCTGCGCCTGTTCGCTGATAACGGGCATACGGATTCCCGACTGGAGAGCTCGCTGTCGTTTGAAAAGGTGTACGTGCTTAACGTGGTGGTGACTGACTTTACCGGCGACCTCGATTTGATATTTGTGCCGGTACAGGCATGGCTGCGTGAGCATCAGCCGGACATTATGACCACCGACGACGGGCGGGAGAAAGGATTCATATGGATGATTGATATCAATAACGACGATTCGCTCGATATCAGTATCAGCCTGAGACTCACCGAGCGCACGCTCGTCAAAGAGGTCGACGGCGCATTGCATGTCAGCTATGCCCCTGAGCCACCGCTGCCTGAGCCAGTGACACGCCCGGTCGAGCTGTACGTTAACGGCGAGCTGGTGAGTAAGTGGGATGAGTGAGTTAACCGCGCTGCAGGAGCGCCTTGCCGGTCTGATTGCCAGCCTGTCACCGGCGGCGCGTCGTCAAATGGCGGCTGACATTGCAAAAAAACTGCGCGCCAGTCAGCAGCAGCGCATCAGGCGACAGCAGGCACCAGACGGCACCCCGTATGCCGCCCGAAAGCGCCAGCCGGTGCGAAGTAAGAAAGGCCGTATCAGGCGCGAAATGTTCGCCAGACTGCGCACTAACCGCTTTATGAAAGCCAAAGGCAGCGACAGTGCGGCGGTGGTGGAATTTACCGGCAGGGTACAGCGCATGGCGCGGGTGCATCAGTATGGCCTCAAAGACCGGCCAAATCGTCACAGCCGGGATGTGCAGTACGCGGCGCGCCCGTTGCTCGGTTTCACCCGCGACGATGAGCAGATGATTGAAGACATCATTATCAGGCATCTCGGTAAATAAATATTGTGTGAACCACCACCGGAGCCGCGCGAATTGGCGCGACTCCAGACCAGAGGCATCCTTGCACTATGAATACGTTATCCACAATACAGGAGCTCACGCGCGCGATTCGCAACCTCATCCGCTCAGGTGTGGTGACTGAGGTCGATACCGCGCAGGGGCTGTGCCGCGTACAAAGCGGCGGGATCCAGACTGCATGGCTGAACTGGCTGACCACCCGCGCCGGTCGTTCGCGGACATGGTGGGCTCCCTCGGTCGGTGAGCAGGTGCTGCTGCTGGCAATTGGTGGCGAGCTTGATACTGCTTTCGTGCTGCCGGGGATTTTCTCCGACGATAACCCTGCCCCGTCAGCCTCGGCGGATGCGTGGCATGTGGTGTTCCCCGACGGCGCTGTTATGGAGTATGAGCCGGAAACCGGTGCACTGACGGTCAGCGGCATCAAGACTGCCGATGTGACGGCATCGGAGTCCATTACCGCCACCGTGCCGGTGGTACTGGTAAAAGCGGCAGAACGTATCACCCTCGACACCCCGGAGGTGGTATGCACCAACAAACTGACGACGGCCACGCTTGAGGTGCAGAAAGGAGGCACCATGCGTGGAAACATTGAACATACCGGCGGTACGTTTAAATCAAACGGCGTACAGGTCGATGACCACGGTCACGGCGGCGTGCAACGGGGCGGGAGCTGGACGGAGGACACCAGATGACGGCGCGTTATATGGGGATGAACCGCAATACCGGCCTCGGTATCAGTGACAGTGAACATATCAGCCAGAGCATGCGCGACATTCTGCTGACGCCGGTCGGCTCGCGGGTAATGCGTCGTGAATATGGCTCGCTCCTGTCTGCGTTGATTGATATGCCGCAAAACCCGGCGCTCAGGCTGCAAATCATGGTGGCGTGCTATTCCGCGATCCAGAAGTGGGAGCCACGCATCAGGCTTACCTCCATCAGCTTTGAGCGAGGAGACACTGGCGAAATGTATGTCGATATTACCGGGATGCGTACCGATACTGGTGCGTCAGTTTCAACCACTGTTTCACTGAGTTAAACCACTATGGCAACTGTTGACCTGAGTCTGCTACCTGTTCCTGATGTGGTCGAGGAACTGGACTATGAAACTATCCTTGCGGAGCGCATTGCAACGCTGATTTCGCTCTATCCGGAAGACCAGCAGGAAGCCGTCGCCCGGACGCTCGCACTTGAGTCTGAGCCAATTGTTAAATTGCTGCAGGAAAACGCCTACCGCGAGGTTATCTGGCGTCAGCGTGTCAATGAAGCTGCACGCGCAGTGATGCTGGCTTATGCCATAGGCAGTGACCTCGATAATATCGGGGCGAATTTCAGTGTTGAGCGCCTTGTCGTCACGCCTGCTGATGACACCACCATTCCACCCACCCCGGCAGAAATGGAACTCGACGCCGATTATCGTCTGCGTATACAGCAGGCTTTCGAAGGAATGAGCGTGGCGGGCTCTACGGGTGCCTATGAATTTCATGGCCGTAGTGCTGACGGTCGTGTCGCTGATATTTCTGTTATCAGCCCTTCCCCCGCGTGCGTCACGATATCTGTGCTCTCGCGTGAAAATAACGGCGCGGCGTCTGATGAACTTCTGAGCATTGTACGCAATGCGCTTAACGGTGAAGACGTGAGGCCGGTTGCTGACAGTGTAACGGTGCAGTCAGCTCAGATTGTTGATTACCAGATACGCGCAACGCTTTTCATTTATCCGGGGCCGGAAAGTGAGCCGATTCGCGCAGCAGCTGAGGCGAAGCTCAAAGCCTATGCCAGAGCTCAACACCGGTTAGGGCGGGATATTCGACGGTCAGCTATTTATGCGGCGTTACACGTTGAAGGTGTGCAGCGTGTCGAACTTACGGCGCCAGTGGCTGACATTGTGCTTGATAAAACTCAGGCCTCCTTTTGCACTGACTATCAGATAGTGATTGGTGGCTCCGATGAGTGATACGCGTCTGTTACCTGCAGGCTCATCGCCTCTTGAGGTGGCTGCTGCCAGAGCCTGCGCCGATATTGAAAATACCCCCATTCCGTTACGCCGCCTGTGGAGCCCTGACACCTGCCCTGCAAACCTTTTGCCGTGGCTGGCGTGGGCGTTTTCCGTTGACCGTTGGGATGAGGACTGGCCGGAAGAAACCAAGCGTGACGTTATTCGCAGTGCGTATTTCATTCACTGCCACAAAGGCACGATAGGCGCAGTCAGGCGAGTTATTGAGCCGCTCGGTTACATCATCAACGTTACGGAATGGTGGGAGACAGGCGACCCGGCAGGCACATTTCGTCTTGATATTGGTGTACTGGAAAGCGGTATTACTGAGGAAATGTATTTAGAAATGGAGCGGCTCATTGCAGATGCAAAGCCAGCCAGCCGCCATCTTATCGGCCTCAATATTATTCAGGATGTGCCTGGCTATCTGTACACCGGCGCGTTGACGTATGACGGCGACATCATCACGGTTTACCCGGATAAGTGAGAGGAAAATGACAGTAAAATATAAAACGGTCATCACCAAAGCCGGTGCAATCAAGCTGGCTGCAGCGACTGTCCCGAACGGGAAAAAAGTGAATTTTACGGCGATGGCAATCGGCGACGGTGGCGGTACATTGCCGGTACCTGATGCCAACCAGACAAAGCTCGTCAATGAAGTCTGGCGCTATAAACTGAACAAAATCAGCCAGGACAATAAGCATCAAAATTATGTGGTCGCGGAGCTGCTTATCCCGCCTGAAACCGGCGGTTTCTGGATGCGCGAAATGGGGCTCTATGACGACACTGGCACGCTGATTGCCGTCGGTAACATGGCGGAAAGCTATAAACCTAAACTTGAGGAGGGGTCAGGCCGCGCACAGACCGTGCGTATGGTCATCATGGTAAGCGATATCGAGTCGGTCGAGCTGACGATTGATACCTCAACGGTGATGGCAACGCAGGACTATGTCGACGATAAGCTCGCTGAGCATGAGCAGTCCCGCCGTCATCCTGACGCCACGCTCACCGCAAAGGGTTTCACGCAGCTCAGCAGTGCGACAGATAGCGAGTCTGAGGCGCTCGCAGCAACGCCGAAAGCGGTTAAGGCGGCGTATGACCTTGCTAATGGTAAATATACGGCTCAGGACGCAACCACGGCGCAAAAGGGTATCGTCCAGCTCAGTAGTGCAACCGACAGTACGTCTGAGACGCTCGCTGCGACCCCGAAAGCGGTGAACATCGCAATGGAGAATGCCAGCGCGCGACTCGCGAAAGAAAGGAACGGCGCTGATATTCCTGACAAGTCTCTGTTTGTTAAGAATATTGGACTGGGAAATGTGCTTTTCAAAGGTGACGGGCGATTCCTCGCGGGAACATTTGTCAGTGACGCAATTGACCGAACATCAATCGGCGCACGCGCCGCTACAGGCTGTCAGTTTATGCGCGCACATCAGGCACCTGATGCGCCAGACCAGGTAAGTTACTGGCAAATTATCACTCTTACCGAGGTCGTGAGTACCACGTCCGTGGTGGATGTGCTGGCCATCAGTGGCAATAACGTATTGTTTGGTCATGGCACCGGTGCGGGAATTACTTCGTGGCGTCATGTGGCGATGCTGGAAGGCGCTGCCTTTACCGGTGATATTTCTGCACCCAATATGCGTGGCGATACTCTGGTCACGGTTGGTGATGGTTCTGGTGGGATGGCTAAAGGTGATGTTGACGGTGCTGGCTTTAACGGTAACAACCTGAACATTAAGTCATGGAATGGTATCGGATTTCAGAACTCAGAAGACCTGGCTATCCGGGCATATATCAGCACCCGACTCGGTGTTATTGCTGCTGCTGAAAATTTGCAGGCCGGAAATGCGATATTCAACAAAAATGGCGATGTATACGGTGATATATGGGGCGGTGGTAGCGGGCCGGGCTGGCTGAGCGCGTTTGTGGCTTCTAAGCCAGAGCGTCAGTACATTACCATGGTCGGTTTGTTCCAGAACGACAAAACAAAGCCATTTATGCTTCATGATGATGGTTCTGGTGTATTCCTTGCTACAACTGACATGCTAAGTGGGTATGTTCAGTCAATTCGATTCGGTGCCGTTGAGCATGGAAACTTATATCGTTCGCCCGGATTTGCAGACCAGTTAGGTTACGTCATTACAGGTGTTGAGAATGGAGACTCGAACGATACACCAGACCGGATCCAACGACGCTTGTTACAGCTTAAAGTGAATGGTCAGTGGTATACGGTAGGGACATAA